AGAATATAGAATATAGAATTAATTATTAAGAGGGTCGGGTTCCCTCTCGCCTTGTGCCGACGTCTACAACGCGCCGCGGACAAGAGCCCGCAGCTCGGCATGGAACGCTTGATTGTGAGCGCGCTTCGCTTCGACGATCGCTCTTATGGCGGGATTAAGCTTGCAACCGGTGCGACCGCGAACCGTCGGAACATAACACGGCTTGACGGGCGCAAGGTATTCACGTACCTTGTTCACGGGTTTGTGATCGCTCACGGTTCCGTTGTTAATGGTCGCAAGAGAATGCGCTTGCTTGACTTGAAGCTTGCGCCTCAAGGCGCGTTTTTCGGTGTCAGTAAGAGCATGCTGACGTGTGAGCATGTGAAGTCTCCAAGGTTAGATGGTGCGATGGCTCAGGTAGTCTCGCTCCGTCTCTTTCGAGTATAGGAAGTTGCGCCCGTTTAACGCCCGGGGAGCGCTGAGCCATCACAGCATCCAACCTTGGCATTGGCAAAGGATGCTGGACACGGTCGGCCGGATGTCACCTTTCCAAGTTGCAACCCTCTCGGCATGCTTTGTCTTGCTATCCCCGGAAGCGCAGCTACCTATATGATTGTTCGCTGGCCGGTCGTCGCGATACGCGTTAGGCTAGTGACCGCTTAATGATTGCGTGGTTCGGTGGTTTGACCGTGTCATGGTTCCCGGCATTACGGGCTACTCACTGTCAAGGTCAGGGTTACCCTGCGAGGTAACCAGTCTGCCTTGGGGCGGAGACCACATAAGAGGGGCGGCCGGAGTTCCGGGAACGCGTTGTCTCTTGCGGGGCAGGCGATCCTCCGTGGATTTCTCCGGGGCGTTCCTACACTCAAGGCGTGGGGATGGCTACCCCCGGGGGTAAGTGGACAGGCCCCCCGCCCTCCCCCGGCCGCGCTTTATTAGGGGTCCCGGTAACACCGTTGCCCCAAAAATCATCCAACCATAAAACCCCCCATGTGACATATTTACAACACTTGACTTGCTCCCTTATCACTCCTAGAACACCCCCATGGGACGTAGCTCAAACGCGAAAGCAGTAGAGCGCGACCCGGCGTGCAGCCGGTGCCGAGACGCAGGGAAGAACCCCCCGCCGTCCCCACTCCTCCAATAGGACGTAGCATAGTAGAATGCGGCCGGCCCGGGCCTGAAGCCCGGATGCTCGGCAGAAGCCACGGAAGTCTGAAGTGTGCACGATAACGCTGTGGCCGTCCTCATTATCCTCCCCCACCCCCTTCTCGAGCAAAGAAAGACCCCACCCCATGTCGAGAGAGTTCCCAAAAAATAAAACTCCAGAAATTGCGCTGCCCACCGTCGGTCGCATCGTTTACGTCTACCGCGCGCCGGGCATCGTGGTTGGTGATATTCCGGTCGGGAAGATGAAGCCGATGGCAGCGATGGTCGCCGACGTGCTTGCCGAGGGCTCGTTGACGATCACGGTGGCGTGCACGAACCACGATGGTTCGACCGGCCCATTGGCGGACGTGCATCACATCTCGGAAGCAGGCGGCAAGGACGAGTTCTTCTGGGACTGGATGCCGTACCAGAAAGGGCAAGCCGCAAAGACCGAGGCGCTGGAAAAAGAACGCGACGAGCTTGCCGAGATCGCCGGCATCCGGCACGGCGCGGGCCCCAGCGCCGGTGTGCGGTCGAACTTCCACGACAACGAAATCTCAAAGACGCAAAGCTCGACGCCGTCGCCCGAAGACGGTAAACGTTAAGCGCAGATTAGGACGTAGCTCAACACGGCGTAGAGCGCGCGGGCCTGCCCTCAACGCGGTACCGCGAGATGCAGGCGAGGCACGTCCAAAGCAAAGGTACCAGCAGCGGTTAGAAACGTACCTGCCGTCCTAACATTCGGAGGTTATATGATCCCGGGATGGACACTTGAGGCTGCACCGTGGATCGCCCCGGTGGGGATTGTGCTCGGCGGCGTGATCGCGTACTACTGCGTGCGGATCATCTTTAAGACATGGTGGCCCGAGAAGTGGTGAGAGGGCCCTCCGCATGACGATCACTCCCAATCTGTTTTTGAACAGCCGCTCGGACATGATCGCCGCTATAAGGGCGATGCAGATCGAGCTGGCCCAGCCAGTGTGCTCGTCAGTTGACGATCAGAACATTGGACGGGAAATCACGAAGCTGCAGAAGTACCTCTCCACGCAGCCATATGCTGGATACCCATCAGGGTTTATTTACGATCCCGCAAAAATCAAAAACAACTTAACAGACCAGTCGCTCCCCGGGGCGGTCGTCGAGTTGCAAATTCTAATTGTGGGAGCAAGTAGTCCTGCCACTCCAACGTGGCTAGGTGATGCCGATATCGGCCTCAATTATACCTTGCCAGAAGCGTCGTGCGGTTATGTGCGCGGCGTCGGAGTTGTTTCATTTTCGACGTTAGTGACACTCGCGGCCATCAGCAACCAAACCGTGCTGGATAGCGCAGGAAACCTCACAGCAGTTGCGAACAATTCTCCCGCCCTGTCTGACACTGGGTTGCAGACCACTTGGGAGGGCCGTCAAAACAAGCTGCTATGGCCCGCCGATGTGAGCAATCCTGCCGCATGGTTGTCGTTTGCAAGTGGCACCGGCTCGGTTGTCGTTACGGGCAATCAGGGTATCGCGCGCGACGGCACCAACTCGCTAACCAAGGTCACAATAAACCGCGCCGACACCTCTTCTTTTGCGCAGAGATACCAAGTCTTCGCGGGCACTGCTGCTGCGTGGAGCGGAAGCTTTGATATCAAAGCATTCTCTGCGGGAGACGTTGGGAAGCAAATTTCTCTGGCATTCAGCAATGGCAGCGTTCAGGTCGGTGTCCTCACCATTGTGCTCACTGCCACACTGAAGCGATATGAAATTCCAAATGTGACGTTGGCCGCGTCAGCCTCCTGTCAGATAATCTCCGGGTATTTCCCGGCAGCAGGTGCCACGGTACAAACTGGGGCGGTTAATTATTTGATCGGTTTCGCTCAAGCTGAACTGGGGGCGACAGTCAGTCCGTACATTCCAAACGCTGGAACGGTGCTAACGCGCGCTGCGGCTGACCTTACTGCTGCAGGAGCCTTGGCGACATTGCTAGCGCGCCCAACAGCCAGCGCAGCCATTTGGATCAACTCATCCGACCGCAACGATGTTGCTAAGACGCTGATCGACGCCAATGGTACGGTCCTGCTTGGTGTTAACTCAAGCAGAAAGGCGGTCAGTGCAGTCGGGGCTCCACTTGCGAGTAGCAACGAAGGAGCGTGGACCGGGGTCAACAATCTGGGTTTCGCGTGGGATGCTTCGGGCGGCCTTACCCGTTTGATCGATGTCTCAACTTCCGACGCTACCGCGCGAACACCGAGTGGGCCCTTCAAACTGTTCTCGACTGGGGGTGCGTCCAATTTTTGGAACGGCAACATCGGGGGCATGCTGTTCTGGAATACAAAGAAGTCGGCTCCGCAAGTTGTATTGCCGAGTGGTGTCACGCCGGGCTTTATCAACCGATACACTGGAAGCCCGCTGCCGGGGACGGCACAGTACCGCGATTTCCGTGGCATGAAGGAATACAACGGCGGCAGTCCGATCTTTACTCAAAACTCAGGCGCATATAATGCGACGGGCACGAACACCCCGTACCTGAGAAGCTCGGTTAAAGTCGGCGGCAGCTACTATGCGTTGACCGAAGGTGCCATCGCAGGCCAATCTGATCGAAACCATCAGTGGAGAAACATCAATCTCTATATTGGCTCTGATCCGGTGACGTGGACGCCGCATGCGAGCAATCCGGTTATCACAGCGACAATTGGGGGTGACGACGATTATTGGACGCTGCACCCTGCAATAAGCATGGACTTTGCTGCGAACGCATTCACGGCATTCTACAGCGCACGTAATTTCAGCGACAATAATTGGCGGGTTTTCCGCGCGACATCTCCAACGGGCCTGCCGGGGACGTGGACAAAACAGGGCAGGGCGATCGACGGCAACGCCGGGGCGGGTTACGCGAACCCCGGCCTTGTATCGCTGATGGCTCTTGGCTCGACGGTCTACATGTTCCTCTCAAGCGACGGTAACACCGGCACGAAGATATTGGTGTTTACGTCGCCAAAATCGGGCGACGGAAGCTCTTGGACTTACCAAGGCGTGGCGCTGGATACGCCGGTCCTTGGAGACTGGGACTACGGTGCGGCCAACGTTCTTGACGTGTTTGTCTATCCGAACAGGCAGGGCTGGATCGAGATGCATCACACGTCGAATGTTAACGGCGTCCAATTTATGGGGTATGCTGTTTCCAGCCACCCGCTGACACCGTTTGTCCGAGCACCTGAATATCTTCAGGCTGCGAAGCACTTGCAGTACGCGGGTGATCCGGCCTTTGATGTTGTTGATGGTGATAAAGCATATTATTTGTTCTGCGAGGACAACGGTGGATACCCAAGCGGAACGGCACAAGCGTATGCCTCGACGCTGCCGCCGTACTAGGGGCGGTTAGGAGATGCTTGGCCACCATCGTTGAACCGTGACAACACTAAGGATACACTCACTCCATGACCAGAGCTTCTTACCCCGGAAAAGAGCATCCGATCGGCTACGTCGAGGTGCAGTCTTCGTGGCTGGACAGCGAGAAGAGCTTCGACGAAACACGCGAGCACATTGCGGAGCTGGTGGCGAAGACGCTCAAGGAGAACCCGGGGCTTCGGCGCCACGGCGCGCGCATCGAGTTCACCACCGACGGCGATGGCCGCAGGAAAGCGAATTTATATTTGGGGTTCGCCCCGCGGCGCGTCGCGGCGGAGCCGCTCGACCCACGCAACATGAATAACGCCCCGCTGCCGCAGCCGGGAATGCTCGCGCCCACCGACGGCGTGATGCCGCTGGGGCACAAGGAAAATCAGTTCGGGAGAGGGACATGAGTTTTGTACAGGACGGCACGATCTATCTCGGCGAGGGCGACAAGCCGCTAGTGAGCGACGTCACCGTGCAGCTGATATGGCTGCCCGGGAGCACCAGTCTCGAGTTCGCGCTCGAAGCCGCGTGCATCGATCAGGAGGCGATGGTGGGGTACCCGCTGAAGCTCAAGAGCTGGCGCGAGACGCAGACCGGTGGCGATCGCCGCGAAGTGTTCGCTACGTTCGAGCCGCGTACGTGATAGGCCGCGGGCCCTTCTTCCACCTGCCTCAGCCGGTCCCGCCCGAACAAAATGCTGCGCCCGACGTTGAGCGCGTGCTACGAGACCACACTGCGTTTACCAGCCGGATGCTCCGGCGTGAAATGAGGGAGATACGAATGAGGCTTTCCGAACTGAGCACCAAGGTCGACCAGCTGATCAGCGCGGCCACTTCCATCAAGCAGACCGCGGACGGTCAATCCGCGCAAGCTGCGAACATCCCGGAGGACGATCCGGAGATCGCATCGATGGCCGCGCGCATCGATAGTGCCATTGCCATCCTGCAGGGCAATAGCCCCGCGGCTACATCATCGGCCGATCCGGGCGTTAATCCGAACGCGCCGGTCGTTTAATACATCACTTCATTGTGATTACTTCCGCCCTTTCCGTTGACACACGGCGAGGGCGGTTCTATATCCGGGCTTCCCCCCACCCGGAGAAACCCCCCATGGAAATGACGTTCCAGAAGATCGAGCAGCCGGCCGAGCCGAAGCCCGAGCATCCCGCCTACCGCGCCGCGCGCATGATCCGCGAGCTGCACGCCGAGAACATCGCCAAGATCGACGGCGGGTTCGTTTTCCTTAAAGACGGCGTCGATGTCAGCGCGGAGATGCGAAAATCCTGCGAAGAGCAGATCGCGATGTGCGACATCATCATGGCCCGTGCCAATAAGCTGGACCCGAAATTATGGGAGCCATCCGCGGTGCTTCTCGGCGAGATCGAGGTAAGAGTTGCCGAGGCGAACGCCAGCGGCGATACTCTCGCCAGCATCCTCCCGGAAGTTGGAAATTATGACCACGAAAAAACTTGATGCCATCGACTTCATGATGATGGACGTGCACAGGCAACTGACCAATGAAGAAATCTCGGCGATCAATCCGCAGGCGGGCGTGGATAAAAGTCTTAGGCTTGTCGAGAACGACAACAGTGAAGCGGAGGGCGTGGGTGCACCACACGAGGAAGAGCGCCCCGAGGATCGCGGGTATCGAGGACCCTTCGTCAACTACCCCGATAACGTAGCCGTCGCCGACGTCGCGACATGCCACGAGCTTGACGTCAATCGTGTTCTGCAAGCAGCGTACGACAGCGGCCTGAGTACGGTCATGGTCATCGGTGTGCACGACGACGGTGAGGTATACGTCCTGTGCAGCGACCCGGATGTAGCACAGGCGAACTTGCTCTGCGACCGCGCCAAGATGCATTTTTTGGACGAGCTTAAACAGGGCAAATTACGGGAGGCTACAAATGACCCGAAAGATCGAGCATAGCTACACGCACGAACAGTTGGTGCAGGTAGAGATTGAGCCCGGCCAAGACATAATCGGAAAGGTGCTCGCACTGCTGCCGCACCTATGCCAGACCCACAACTCCCCCATGTACGGCTGCGAATGTGGGGGTGCGCAGTTTTCAACCTGCGAAGAGATCATGCAGCCACTATCCACCCAACAGAAGAGGAAATTAAATTGAGCAATCCGCAGGCAGAAAAGTTGTCACTGGACAGTCTGGCCCGGCTACAGCAAGCGAAGATCAACTCGCGGCAGTTTGCACTGACCATGTCGCTGGAACTGATCAAGGCTCCGAACTATAGCGTGGTCGAGTTCATCAACGATCCGGATACTCCGGGTGCCGACAGCAGGGCACGTGTGATCGGTGGCGATGTTACACACGTGGCGCTACTGGCGATGGCCACCGACTTCGAAGCGTACATCATGGGCGATCTTGAGAAGGAAGCCATGGACGCTATCGAGGCTGCACAGAAGAAACTCAACGGCCCACGCATTGTGAGACCCTGATGCAAGGCAAGCGCACCCTAGTTGGACAGGAACTGGTTGAAGTGATCGACCTGTATAATTGGGGTGCGCGCATGTCTGACCTGTGCATGCTCTACGACCTACACAAAACGACTATCCGATCGAACCTCAAGCGAGCCGGAGTTCAGTTGCGCGGCCCGAGCAGGCCCCTTCGCAAGAAGATCAAGTCCAGCCCGCCGCCGACACCCGGACACGCTCGACGGATCGTCGATGTCCTAGGACCCGACCAATTGCTGCGTTCATCTGCCCGTGCCCAACGAGACAAGCGTATTGCAAAGCGTCAAGCGGATGCGAGTAAGCGTTTTTGTCCGGCAACGGCTTCCGAGTGCCGTTACGCGTTTTTGCGTAACGGTAACCGCCTGCCAGACCTCGAATGATCGTTGGACACAGTAACCTGTCCAACAGGATTGCCCCCTTGCCGTCATGCTGCTTGAGCAACCATGCTTCGATCGCGCGCAGCCGCGGATCGAGATCATTGGTCGGCGCCGGCATCGCCTTGTAGCCCATCCTTCGAAGCAGATCGAACTCGCTCTCTTCGTAGAGCGTGCTCTTGTGCGTGCCTGATGGATCGCCGACGATAAGCACAGGGAGCCCCATGTAGCAGGGCTTCATCAGGACAGGGCGCAGATTTTGCTCAAGGTGCCCCTGCAAACCGATGTCAGTAGCGATAACTTCTTCGAGTACAAGTAGCCGGCCCCGTGCATCCATCTGTGTGATCGCGCTGCAGGGATCACGCCCGAAGTCTTGACCGATGATGAGCGGAGCAAAGCGGTTGGGTACAAGTCCGTCGGCGACGTGGAAGTTGGAGCGGAAGCTTTCTCGGAAAACGGCGGTACCACTGGGATCGTTTCCAAACTGTGCATGCACATAGCGCTTGATCCAGTCCGGGTTGAACGATCGTGCAAGGCGCTCATAGTAAAGTCTCCCTTGTGCAAGCCGACGTGGATCATCCACATCGAGCTTCATGGTCTCCGCGGTCTGCGTCAGCCAGCACAGGTTTTCCGCGTACTCTTCAAGACCGCCGGGCTGGATGTATACCTCCCAATCGGGCGGCTGCTCGACGTCCATGAATTTGTGCCAGTCGCTACCCTCTGTAGGCATGTTGGTGTCGGCGATGACACCGAACCACGAAGGTGTACCGCGTGCACCAGAAGGATACCGGCCGCAGCGACCAGCGATACCGGCAACGAGATTAACATCCATTTCGATCGCTTCAGACATCCACGCGCCGGTGAGCTGCATGGACAAGAGGCGCCGTTGGTCTTCAGCGTCTTCAAGGGGCAACAACAACCATTCTGATATGACATCGGCGAACTCGATGATGACTACTTTGTCTTGAACCTTATAGCGCGCGACGCCGCCGAGCCAGCTCATAACGTCTTTCAAAACAGTGTCGATTAGCTGGCGCAGCGTCTGCCGCACGATCGCGAAGCGCGTATACCGGTAGCCGTCAGGAGCGCGTTCTTGTTCCAACGCCTTTCGAAAAAGTTCGAAAATGCAGCCGGTAGTCTTGCCCGAGCCGACCGGTCCCGCGATAAGCCGGCCGAACGAGGCCGACTTCATAAACGCAGCGACCGTAGGCGGCGCGTCAAACTTGATTGGTTGCAGCATCGATACTCTCTTCGAAGGTCATAGGCACGGCGGGTGTCGTGGGCTCGTGGTTGATTACCTTGTGAGGTAACACCTTCTCATAATTAAGTCGCGTGTCGGAGCCGAGATTGATGATGACCTGCACCTTGTCGCCCGGTGAGCCCGCCTGCGGGATATCGGTTTGACCGAAGCCGGCGATCTTCGAAATCAGCTCGACCGCCTTCATCTTGGCCATCAGGGGCTCTGTGCGATCATTGAGGCGCGCATACATCTCGGGGAGGTATTCCTCCAACATCGATGCCGCCTTGATCCGGACCCGGTCGGGCGTGTTGAGCGCGCCTTCCCACGACGTCACCTCGCCTTCGAGGAGCCGCTGAAACGCCGGGAGCATCTTGATATCGTCCCACTCGCGGAGAGTAAGGTCGTTGTCGAAGAGGACCCCGGGAAGGTCCTTGATGCCCATTGCAATTTGGCGCGCAAGCTTTACAAGCTTGATTTCGTCGTACACGCCGGCGGGGATCGTCGGATAGTCTGCTGGCAGGGACATGTCGCCCATAGGGTGGGTGGCCTTTCGGTTGTAACTTTATTCCGAATAGCATATAGGCGATGAATGGTCGACACCCTACCCCAGAACGCCGTGATGCGCGTGATCCCTCCCGGAGCGCTCGATCGCATCGAAGCGAACAAGGCAAAAGAAGCAGCAGCTGCCGCTGACGCAGCGAAGCTCACCGACGTCACGATGACAAATCTCGCCGGGTTTATCCGCACCCAGTATGAGATGATGCGCAACCATCGCAACTCTGCATCGGGCTGGACAGAACGATTGCTGGAGGCGTTGCGCACCTTCAACGGGCAATACTCAGCGGATAAGCTGAACGAGATCAGGAAATTCGGAGGCTCCGAAGCCTACGCGCGCATCACCGCCGCAAAATGCCGCGGCGCCAGCAGCCTCCTCAGGGACGTATACCTGCAGGCCGACCGGCCGTGGGGGCTTGACCCGAACCCGGACCCGGCGATCCCGCCGAACATCATGGCGTCCATCGAGCAGCTGATCCGTGTCGAAGTGGGCAACCTTCAAGCCTCCGGACAGGAGGTCGACCCAGCCGCGCTACGCGATCGCCTCAACACGCTGCTGTCGTCCGCGCGCCAAGCCGCCAAAAAGAAAGCAGCTGCTCAGGCCAAGATCGCGGAGGACAAGATCGATGAATACCTCATTGAGGGCGGCTTCTATAAAGCGTTGGCTGAGTTTATTGCCGATCTGCCCATATTCCCGTTCGCTTGCATCAAGGGTCCAGTCGTCCGAATTGTTCCTTCTCTTAATTGGGAGAACGGAACTGCGGTCAGCACGCCACGCCCCCGTCTTTTCTGGGAGCGAGTATCGCCCTTTGACGTGTGGTGGACGCCGGGAGCCAGCGACATCGAGAATGCCTCAATCATCGAAAAGTCACGTTTATCACGTGCCGACCTGAACGATCTGCTGGATATTCCCGGCTACGATGTCGACGAAATCCGCGCGGTGCTCGACGAATACGGGCGCGGCGGGCTCAACGACAACTGGGACAACGCGGACAGCGAGCGCGCGGTGCAGGAGAGCCGGGAGAACCCGGTCCTCAACAACAGCGGCATGATCAGTTGCCTCGAATTTAACGGCAACGTGCAGGGCAGACTACTGCTGGAACAGGGCATCGACGCGAAGTTGATCCCCGACGGCCTGCGCGACTACATGGTGCAGGCGTGGCTGATCGGCACGCATATCATCAAGGTCCAGCTCACGCCGAGCCCGCGTAAGCGACACAGCTATTTCATTACCAGCTTCGAGAAGATGCCGGGCACCCCCGTCGGCAACGGCCTCACGGACATCATCGCGGACATGCAGGAGGCCGGAAACAGCACTCTAAGGTCGCTGCTGAATAACATGGCGATGGCCTCGGGCCCGCAGGTCGTGATCAACGATAGCCGGCTGTCCGCGGGTGAAGACGGCGAACAGATGTACCCATGGAAGCGCTGGCACATCGAGGATGATCCAGTAACTGGCGCTTCGCAGGTACCGATCAGCTTTTTCCAGCCAAATTCGATCGCCCAAGAGCTGCTGATGGTCTACGACAAGATCAATGCGATGGCCGACGATATGTCGGCGATCCCGCGTTACCTCCAAGGTAACTCCGCGGGCGGCGCGGGGCGCACGTCCTCGGGGCTGGCCATGCTGATGGCGAATGCGTCCAAGATTTTGCAGACGGTCGCGGCGAACATTGACCGCGACGTCTTTGAACAGCTTCTGGGCGGGCTCTACGACATCATCATGATGACGGACAATTCCGGATTGCTTACCGGTGAAGAAACCGTACGCGTCATGGGCGTGACTGTTGCGATCCAGCGCGAGACACAGCGATCCCGGCAACTTGAGTTCTTGCAGATCACTGCCAATCCGATCGACGTCGCCATCATGGGCCCCGAAGGCCGCGCGCAGGTGCTGCGTACGGTCTCGGAAGGCATCGGCATGCCCGGAGCAGAGATTGTTCCGAACGACGACGTGCTCAAGGAACGCCAGAAGGCCGCGGCGCAGCAGGCGCTCGCCCAGAACGGCCAGCAGGCAGACCCTCGGGGCAATCAGGCGCCCAAAGGCGGCAACGTCACAAACGATCCCGGGCCCCGGGTGAACATCACCGGTGGACCGCAATAGGAGCGAACCATGCCAGCTACAGTACATCGACATCTCAACGGCTTCAGCGATATGGTCGCGGCGCTGCGTGCGCTACAGACGTATCTTGGAAGGCCGGTACTTGGCACCAGCGATCCGCAAAGCATCAAGGACGCGATCCTTGGAGAGATGCGGTATTTGAGCACGCAGGTCGCCGCCGGTCAGCCGTCGGGGTTTAAGTGGGACCCCGCGAACGTTCGGAAAGCACTCGTCGATCACAGCATCCCCGGGGCCATTATCGCTCTGGAATTAGCGGCTGATCTCACGTAAGGGGCGCTAGGGCTGCACGCCTAACTGCCGGCCCAAAACAGGAGAAGAGAATGTCAGGTAAATCGAAGACGATCAGCTCGGGCGGCTTCCCGGGCGGCGGCGCCAAGGGTGGCTCCGGCAAGATGTTCGGCAAGCAGACCGTTGGCACCAAGACGCCGGGCGTGACTGGCAAGGCCGACAAGAACGGCGGCGGCAAGTTCGGCAAGGGCGGCACCACCAAGATGTTCGGCAAGCAGCATGCTTCGCCGCGCAAGGCGGGGATCACTGGCAAATAACATGGCCAAAGCACCCCCGAAATTCCTGAAGGGCGCGAAGCCAGCCCAGAAATTCCCGGCCAAAAAGCCGGGAGTAAATCAGGATGGCACTCAGGCGCGCAAGGCGCTGGTGCCAAAAAAGAGGAAGTAACGATGAAAACTCCGAAGCCGAAGCTCCTGACCAACAACGGCAAATCCCCACTGCTGAAACTAGGCGCTTCGGCTTCGAAGAAAAACAAGTTGGCGTTTGCATCGCCGCTTGGCTCTGGTGCAAAGAAGAACTACAAGAAGACCCAGCTGCCCGAGCAGGCGTTCGCCATCCCGGGGTTTGGAAATACGGGGATGGACGGTGAAAGTTAAGGTCACCAAAAACGCGGGCAAAGGCTCGCGCCCAATTCTGCCGAGTAAGAGCGCTGTGAACAAACTGGTTCGCGGGCGCTCCTCGGTGACTGAGTATGCAAAGGCAGGTCCGGATGTCGTACGGAACGGCCCAAGCATCGTGGGGCGGAAGCCGTGAGTGTCACGCCTCCCAAACCGAAAGACGTCCTCGTGATCGCCGCCGCCCGCTTGTCGAAGGCCGCGCCGAACTCGTGGACTGAAGTAATAGCCGCTCTGGAGGTCTACACACGCGAGGCAGAACTCGCCTGTGTACGAGCACCGGCGGATGGAGTATTAATCGCGCAGGGTAAAGCTCGACAATGCGAAGAGCTGCTAGCCCTGTTTCATGATGCAGCCAAACAGAAATAGGAGTTAGCTACCATGGGTACCAACAACCCGTATCTGCCGGACAACGTACGTAGTGACGAAGAGGCCATTCAATACCTCGCCATGATGGTCAATGCACTGAAGCTGGCCTCATACACCACCAAGACCGGTGCCGGCCCGATCACCCTTACCGCCGCCGAAATGGTCGGCGGGGTCATCGAGTTCTCCGGCAGTACGACCGCTGTCGTGGTCAACACGGCGACCGCTGCAGCGATCATCGCGCAGATGCTGGCACTGGACGTCAACGCTGGTGTCGGCTCCACAGCGCTGATGACGCTGCTCAACGACAACACTTCGTCCGGCACGCTGACGCTCACTGCTGGTACGGGTGTGACGATCGTGGGTACGGCGTTGGTGGCTATCGCTGCTTCGCGTCGCTACCAGATCAAGCAGCTGACCTCGACCACCGTCTCGATTACCAACGTCGGCTAAGGCGTTTCCTCCCAGACTTCCCCCGGCGGGTAAAACTGCCGGGGCCTTTTACCGGCGGCAATCCCCCCGCCCAACCGTCCGCACCCTCGCCGTGCCGACAAGGAGAACACCGTGGTCACCAAAGCATCCGATCTTCGTGCAGACCCCCGCCCTATCGATAAAGACGTAAAAGTCCCAGCCGCTGTGCAGCGCGCCGCCGCCGCAGCCACCGCCGCCCAACTGGCGGCATATCCAAACCAGACACCAGCCCCTGCAGAGCCAGCACCCGCTCCAGCGAGCACAGACACGATCGTGATCGCCGATCCGACGCCTGCGCCTCAGCCAGCACCAGCTCCATCCCCGGCACCAGCACCGCAACCGGTACCTGCTCCAGTTACCCCGGAAGGTAACCCTCCAACTGCGTGGGCTCCCGAGGTCGAGCTGGAATTTCAACGTATTCGCTCTGCTGAAGGTCGCCGTCGTGCGCAACTAGAACAGTCGCTGTTGATAGCAAACGACCGCATGGCGATCCTCGAGAACGAGATGCAGGAGCTTCGCAACAGACCAGCAACTCCTGTCGAACCGGCTGCTCCTGCGGCACGGCTTATTACGCCGGAAGAAGAGAGCAACTTTGGACCCGAGATGCTCGATGTTGTCGGACGCCGTGCAACTGAGGCGATCTCGCCACAGCTTGCTGAGCTGCGTGCCATGATGACGTCGCTCGAACAAAAAGTGACAGGCACTGTCACCGCTGTGAAGACCAATGCGAAGCAGGCCATGCTGACTAAGCTGGATCAGGATTTACCGGACTGGAGGCAAATCAATACGACCAACGAGTTCAAGTCATGGTTGGCTTTGACAGACCCGCTTTTTGGTGTTACGCGTCAAAGTGCACTTCTAAAAGCATACGAACAGAACGACACTGCTCGGGTGCTTAACTTCTTCCAAAGCTTCGTTTCTGAATTGGCTGCATCGACCCCCACGAACGATCTTCCAGCTGACCCATCGCCCGCCCCCGCGCCGGCGAGACCCTCACTGGAGACGCTAGCGGCACCGGGCAGAGCCAGAATGTCGGCGCAACCTAACGCCCCGGCTGAGAAGCAAATCATCACAACGGCCGACGTCAATGCGTTCTACGCAGCTGTGCGCCAAGGTTTCTATCGAGGTCGCGAGGCCGAGAAGCAGGCACTGGAGCAGGAGTTGTTTGCAGCGCAGAGGGAAGGCCGCGTCAGAGCCGCATAAGGCTCGCATCTTCTCAGCCATAAAGGGCACAACGCTATGGCGTTTCCTGTAGCTACGGGTGTTACCACCCCTCCGATCTACCCCGCCGGTACCGCGGGCAACGGCCTCTCCGGTTCGGGATACATCCCGGAAATCTGGAGCGGCAAGCTAATCGAGAAGTTTTACGCGTCGACTGTTCTCGCCGCGATCTCGAACACGGACTACGAAGGCGAAATCAAGTCGCATGGCGACAAGGTGCACATTCGCACCAAGCCGACCATCACGATCCGCGCCTATCTGGCCGACGCCGCACTGGAGCTTGAGCGCCCGCAGGGCAACCAAGTTATCCTGAACATCGATCAGGGTCAGTATTTCAACACGATCCTCGACGACGTCATGAAGGTTCAGAGCGACATCAATCTGATGTCGATGTGGGCTGAAGACGCCGGCGAGCAGATGAAGATTGTCATCGATCGTGCGGTCCTGCTGGGCATCAAGGATCAAGCTACTGCCGCCAACCGCGGTCTGACCGCTGGTGCGATCACCGGAACGATCAACCTCGGTGTGAGCGGTACGCCCCTCAACATCGTCACCGGTTCACCGACGGGCGGCGAAGTCGATGTGCTCGACATGATGATGCGTCTGGGTCAGGTGCTCGACGAGCAGAACATCCCGGAGACGGGGCGTTGGATCGTCATGCCGACGTGGACCGCCACCATGGTCAAGCGTTCGGAGCTGCGTCAGGCGTACCTGTCGGGCGATAGCGTGTCGATGCTCCGCAACGGTCGCCTCGGTATGGTCGACCGGTTCACGCTTTACACCTCCAACCTGATGCCGTTTGGCGTCGCGGGCGGTCTGGTGTCGGGCGAGTTCATCATCTACGCCGGCCAGAGCCACGCGATGACGTTTGCGTCCCAGATGACGCAGATGGAGACGCTGCGATCCGAAATGACCTTTGGTCAGGTCATGCGCGGCCTTCAGGTCTACGGCTACAAGGTGCTGGACGGCACTGCGCTCGCGCAGGCCATTGTCACCAAGGGCTCTCACTAAGTGGATGGGGCCGGGTAACACCGGCCCCTCCTCCAATTACGTGAGGGCGAAATGGCGTTGGAGACCGTCACCAAGTACGTCGCGTACGCGCGCGAGCTTCTCCAAGACGAGAAGAACTCACCGTATCGCTATTCCGACGCGAGCCTTGTCCGTGCCCTTTCGCTTGCTCTTCCGGAAGCCAAGAAGCTCCGACCGGATTTATTCATCAACGTGACGATCCCCGACATCACGGCGAACGACGCAACTGTCGTGCCGATGGACGAGATGTATCGCACAGCGCTGGTCTACTACATGGTTGGTATCGCGCAGCTTCGGGATGACGAAGAAGTCACGGATCAGCGCGCTTCTGCATTCCTCGGGATGTTCACGGCCAAACTGGTGACGAGTGTCTAATGGCAGCTAACATCGACCGCCTCATGAACAACGCCCGCACCCGTCTTCCCGGGGCGACGGATGCTGTGCTCCAGCTGGAGCTGTTCAATGTGATGGACGAGTTCTTCAAGAAGTCGAACGTCTGGAACGAGGACATCGACATCACGATCCCCGGGTTGGACCCGGCGGGCACGATTTACGAGTTGACACCTACCGGCCCTTCGCTAATCGACAAGCTGTTGTGGGTGTTCGAACTGCCTAATGACACGTCGATCGGCCGCGGCGCCGGTGTCATGGCGTACATGTCGACGCCCGGACAGCTCACGCTACGCACGCAGCCTTCGAGCGATATCGTGTATCGGGTGAGTGTGGCGCTCACCGTGCAGGACCCGACGCTGCGAAACGGCTACGTGACTTTCCCGGCATGGGTGTTGGCGAAATACCGCGACTGCATCCTCGATGGACTGCTTGGGGGCATGATGTCTCAGTCGGGCAAACCATACACGAACACGCAGATGGGTGTTTTTCATATGCGCAAGTTCATCCAGAAAACAGCTTCCGCTCGTGTAGAGTGGACGCGCAATAATAATTATCGTGCACAAGCTTGGGCTTTCCCGGGGGGCTTCTCGCGCGGCTCGCAACGTGGTGGTTCCCGCTGGGGCGGCCCGGTATAAGGAGCGACCATGTCCAAGAGCGATTTTCTCGAGAATGCAATCCTCAACCTAATTTTTCGCGCGGTGGCTATCGCCAACATCGCGGACAACGCTGCAGCATCGCCCCTGACAAACCTGTACTGGTCACTGCACACCGCGGACCCGGGCGACAGCGGCAATCAGAGCACCAGTGAAACTACTTACGGGCTCTACGCCCGCCAGCCGGTAGCTCGCACTGTTGGTGGCATGAGCGCAGCGACGATTGGATCAACGTCACCTGCCGCCAATGTGGCGTTCCCCGCTGCGAGCAGTCCTTCTCTGCCCACCGTGCAGAGTATTACCCACGCAGGTATCGGCATCGCTGTGTCAGGTGGAACGGCGCTGCTCTATAGCGGGCCCGTGACGCCGAACATCAACGTCAGTGCCGGCGTGCAGCCGATCCTAACGACAGCGTCCACCATTACGGAGGACTGATATGCCCACGGTTACAGACGAGAACGGCG